CAGGCGAAGATATAGTCGTTCCCAATCCAGAATGGCTCTTGTTTGAAAAATGTATGCGTGGTGATACCAGTGATAATGTCTTCTCAGCGTATCCAGGTGTGCGTGTTAAAGGCACAAAAAACAAAGTGGGTCTTACTGAAGCGTTCGAAGATCGTAAAAGCAAAGGATTTGCGTGGAACAATCTCATGCTGCAGAGATGGGTTGACCACAATGGACAAGAACATCGTGTGTTAGAAGATTATAACCGTAATGTTACGTTAGTTGATCTAAAAGCTCAACCCAGCGACATTAAAGAACTCATAAACAAAACTATTGAAGTAGACTGTATTCCAAAAGATGTTACACAAGTTGGTATTCGTATGCTTAAATTTTGCAATACTTGGGATATGAAAAAGATTGCTGATAATATTCAGCAATATGCTGAACCATTTCAAGCAAAATATCAAGGAGAATAAAATGGCAATCTGGATTGTAAGAACTCACTATAAAAAGTCTATAGAAGAACATGAACATTATTCTAAAGACGGTATGGAAATTGTTCGCAAAACTGGCTGGCGATCAGGAAGCTGGAATGTTACCACTTCTGACGACAATATGCCAGAGTTCGAATTTGACTATGTACCAGGTGGTGATGGTAGTAAAGACAGTGTTGACATGTATAATTTTCCAGGTCCAAATATTGAGGATGTGGAACTTATTGAAACATGGGACGGTTGCTGGGAAGATACAGATTGGCCTGAGAACATGGATGATGACGAACGTGAGCGTCTAGAAGAACTTATCGAAGAAGAAGGTTTTTACGCACTAGAAGACGAAGGTTGGATACAGAATGATACAGAAATGTGGATCTGGGGTCCTATTGAAATTCAAAATGCCGATGGCGAAACTGTAAAAATTATTATTGCCGACAAAGATGGTAATGTCACCGACTTTAAGGATGAAGAATGAACAAATGTAATGCTTGCGGCTTAGAAATTAAAGACTACGGTGTTGGATGCGATTGGATGCAAGGCCGTTGTCCTCATCGTACACCTATGTTGACAGATTACCACTTTAGATACTATAACCTAGTACAGTGGATCAAGAGCTTTTTTAAGAGATAAATATATGCGTACATTACTAAGGTGCCGTCAGGGCCTAGTATTAGGGGACTAAAATGACAGAGATACATGCAAAACCTATCGTAGATGGAAAATTTTGGATCGTTGAAGAAAACGGTACTAAGATTGCCACACTACACAAAAAAGAAAATAACAAATTTATTTTAAGCAGTACTAATGGTGAGGTAATGTTTAATAAAAAAGACGATCTCACTAAAGAATTTGGCAAGGACTTTTTTTTAAAAAATACCAAAGTAAAAGTTACAGCGGCGGAACCAAACGAATGCCATGGTTACCCCACAAGTTGTAAACCATATAATCCCATGTATGATGTTCAACGTCGACTTCCTTTGTTTACAAAATCAAATGCTAGTCAAAGTTTATATTGTGCTGGTTATTATATAATTAAATTTGATAAAGGATGGGTTAAGAGCCATTGTCCTAAACTTATCACTATTGAACGTTATCCGTATAAAGGACCGTTTAAAACAGAATTTGAAATGAAACAGGTATTGTCTAATGCAAAATCAAATTAATTTAACACCTTTTACACAATTTATTCAACAAGTAAGAAGTGCTGAATCAAATCAATCTAAAGAAATTAAGTTATCTATACAACAAGCTCGAATGTTAAGTCTAGCATTAGCAGAGTGTATGGATAAACTTAATAAAGACTACGAAACGCTGTTTAACGAGCTTAAACGCAGTCAGGTAACAGAAGTTGTTACAATATCTATGGATGGCGGTGGGTTCGAAGACAAGAAATAAGAGATAAATATATGCGTATATTACTTGGATACGCATTATGTCAAGACCTAAACCAAAAATATTGTTAGAACATACTAACAAAAAAACTTACAAATCAGAACAAATTTTAGAAGCTGATGCTATATGGGCAGTCTTCTATAAAAATGAGCCTTTTAATTTAAAGAGCTTTAATAGTCTCACATCGTACCCCGGACCAAAATATAAAAAAGTTTCTTTTTCAAATCCTGGCCATGCACATAATTTGGCAAAGAAATTAAATCTCACATTTGGAACAGAAGAGTTCCAAGTTGTTAAATTAACGCAGGGCACCATTGTAAAATGATTTCTCGAGACGTATTAACAAAAATATTTTTGCAACAATGGGGCAAAACTATTGACGAAACAAATGTTAATATGTATTCAAGAACATGGTGGCAATCAAACCGCGTAGGTAAAGACAACGCCTTTCGTCTAAGCGATAAAGGCTACGAATTTTTAGTAGATGAATTGGAACTTAAAGCATACGAGGTTCCGTTTACAGAACCAATTGAACTAAGTCCTCAAACCATTATATTTTTGGAAAGGTATATCGATTGTCCTTATTACCTTACAAACCAAAGTATTACTGTCTTTTCTGAAAAAAAGAGTTTTGAGCTATATTTGTTTTCGGACGATATCCGAAAATTTGGACTTATAAAAGCCATGAACGAACGCCAAAAAGATTTGGACAACGAAAAATCTAGTTGACACTTTACTGGTGTGGTGCTATAATACATACATAGCGTAACAAATTATCCCCTGTAACACACTTTTTTAAAGGAACTAAAATGGCAGAAATTCTTAGCCGCACCGTTGGACCCAAAGGCGCAAAACGTTCATTGCGTAAGGCATTTAAAAACAAGCGTCCAATTTTCTTGTGGGGTCCTCCAGGAATTGGTAAGTCTGATATTATTAAACAACTTGGTACTGAGCTCGATGCTCATGTTATCGATGTTCGTCTTAGTCTTTGGGAACCTACTGATATTAAAGGTATCCCATATTTTGATTCAAATGTAAATAAAATGGTTTGGGCTCCTCCGCTCGAACTGCCTGACGCTGAAATGGCAAAACAACATAAACAGATTGTCTTGTTTATGGACGAAATGAACTCTGCGGCGCCTGCTGTACAAGCGGCGGCTTATCAGCTAGTTTTGAACCGCCGTGTCGGCACTTATCAGCTTCCAGACAATGTCGTAATGGTTGCTGCTGGTAATCGCGAAAGCGACAAGGGTGTTACTTATCGTATGCCCGCTCCGTTGGCAAACCGCTTTGTACACTTGGAAATGGCTATTGATTGGGATGACTGGCAAGAGTGGGCTGTAGAAAATCGTGTCCACAAAGACGTAGTTGGTTTCCTTACTTTCTCTAAGAAAGACCTGTACGACTTTGATCCAAAGTCTAGTTCACGTGCATTTGCTACTCCACGTAGCTGGTCCTTTGTTAGCGAGCTGTTGCACGACGATGACACTGATGCAGAAACACTGACTGATTTGACTTCAGGCGCTGTTGGTGAAGGACTTGCTGTTAAGTTTATGGCACATCGTAAACATGCCAGCAAAATGCCAAACCCAACAGACATTTTGTCAGGCAAAGTTAAGAAGATGGATTCAAAAGAAATCTCAGCTCAATATTCGCTTGTTATTTCATTGTGCTACGAATTGAAAGATTTGTGCGATAAAAACGACAAAAATTGGAATTCAAAAGTTAATAACTTCTTCCAATTTATGATGGATAATTTTGAAACTGAGTTGGTAATTATGGGTACTAAATTGGCATTGTCAACATATAAGTTGCCGTTGGATCCAGATGAAATTGCCTGCTTTGATGACTTCCATGCAAAATTTGGTAAGTATATTGCACAGGCTACCGAAAAGCAATAAGTTGACAGGGCCTTGGTGCCCTGTTATAATATATACATACTAAAACATTAGGAGCAACGATGGCACACGCCGATCCAATTATTGATAAGATTATTGTAGCACGAGTAGGCTTGCTACTACGCCACCCGTTCTTTGGTAATCTTGCTACACGTATGGGTATCAAAGAAGCAGACGATTGGCTTCCTACTGCTGCAACAGACGGTCGTAACATTTATTTTAATCGTGAATTTTTTACACCTCTTACTGTTAAACAAGTAGAGTTTGTAATTGCACACGAAATCCTTCATGCTGTTTTTGATCACATGGGTCGACGCGAAGGTCGTGATCCAAAGATTTTTAATATTGCCTGCGACTTTGCTGTTAACGGACAAATTGTACGAGATCGAATTGGTGATCACAATTTGCCTGATATTAAAATTTTCCATGATTCAAAATATTACGGCTGGAGTGCAGAACAAGTCTATGATGAAATTTACGAAAAGTATGACGAAGAACAACTAGCCGCTTTAGGTCAGATGCTCGATGAACATTTAGATTCTGACGGCAACAACGGCAAAGATGGTCAGCCAAAATATACCAAAGAAGAATTGAAAAAAATTCGTGATGAAATGCGTGAAGCTGTAATGCAGGCTGCACAAGCGGCAGGTGCAGGTAATGTACCTGCAAGTATTCAACGCATGATTAAAGAACTTACAGAGCCTAAGATGAACTGGCGTGAAATTTTGCGCCAGCAAATTCAAAGCACTATTAAGAACGACTATACCTTTATGCGTCCTAATCGTAAGGGTTGGCATATGAGTGCAATTTTGCCAGGCACTAACTACGAAGAAACAATTGATATTTGTGTATCGATTGATATGTCTGGTTCTATTGGTGATGAACAAGCCAAAGATTTCCTAAGCGAAATTAAAGGCATTATGGAAGAGTACAAAGACTTTAAAATTAAAGTTTGGTGTTTTGATACCGATGTCTATAACGAAGCAGACTTTGACGGCTACACAATGGACACGTTTATGGAATATGAACCAATGGGTGGTGGCGGTACTGAATTTATGGTCAATTGGGACTATATGAAAGAGCATCAAATCCAACCTAAAAAGTTTATCATGTTCACAGACGGATATCCTTATGGTTCGTGGGGTGACGAATTGTATTGTGATACAGTATTCATCATTCACGGTAATAATAGTATTGTTCCTCCATTTGGTGAGTACGCATACTACGAAGAAGTTAAAGAAGTTGCATAATGGCATTAAAGAACGGCAAACCTAACCCACTTAATTATTTCGACTTACGCAGGGTTGAGTTTGCCGCTCCTCATTTTAAATATACAACCATCGACAAGTACAATCCTAACTTGTTAAAAAATTTAGATGTTTGGATTAAGAACAATTTAAATAGCCGATACTATATAGGCCAAGATTTAGATTTAGATAATACCAACACTATTGTATACACTACACGTATTGGTTTTGAGTCTGAAAAAGAACTCAGTTTCTTCACGATTGCCTGTCCTCTAATTCAAACGAGATAATTATATTAGTACATTATAAGGAGATACCATGACTGAGAACGTACAACAAGAAACTGTTCAAGCACCAGAACAAGCCGGTGCAAAACCAGATCCAAACGAATTAACTATCAACGATCTTAACGCAATGAAAGTTATTATCGATATTGCTAGTTCACGCGGTGCTTTCAAACCCGCAGAAATGACTGTAGTAGGTCAAACATATACAAAATTAACAACGTTTTTAGAAGCTGTTGCAAAACAAGCAGATACTTCTAAACAAGGAGCATAATTATGCAAAGTTTAAAACATGTAGGTAGAATTAAAGATACAGGTAAAAAAGTACTTGTAGCTTTTAGAACACTACCTGGAGACGCTTATAGCGCATTGGTTGTTCCAACAGAAAATTTACCAGACGAATATCATAATGCTATCATTAATCTAGTTGAAAGTCCTGCTGCACAACAATCATACGAATTTGCAGAAGCATTAGACCGTACACAATTTCCAGACGGAAGCCGTATGTTACCGTTTTTACACGCAAATGGTCGATTAGTAAAAGTTAGTACTGCTCAAGTAGAAATGACTCCCGTTATTGGCACTTCAGTTCTACTATCAGAACTTAATCAACTTATTGCTGAACAACGTGGTGTAGCTGTAGATGATTTACACATCAAACCAGATAGTCAAGATGTTGTTCAGGAAGTTGCAACCGCTAAAGATATTTCAGAAACAACTACATCTGTTGCATCTGAATCTGATCAAACATTTGCAACGCCTGAATCTGAAGCAAAGTTTCATCGAAGTCAAGCAGACAAGTTAGCTAAACAAGCTGCTGAATTCCGTAGAAAAGCTGAGGAGTTGGTTCCGACCAAAAAAGCCAAGTGATTGACCAGGGAAGAAAACTTCCCAAAGATGTCGTCGAATGTTGGCCAGAAGTATTTGGAGAGGTAAAACTCAATGTACTACCTTTAAGGTATCTCCATGCTGTCGTTATCACATTCAAAGACGGTAAAATTTGGGAAGTTAAAATAACAAAAGATGATCATACAAAAGGCTGGAGTGCCTTTGAAAGATCAATATCGGAACTTTACAGAAATTACGAAAGTCGAATTGATAATGTAGACTTTCGATTAGACACCGAAAAAATTCGTAAAGATATAGAAAAAATTACAAAAAATTTTTTAAAGAAAAGAAAATTATAAATGAATGTTAAACTTCTATCATATAGTCAACCAACAGGCGAATTTAGAGACATGGGCATCGGAGATGCACAAGAACTCATTGCGTATTGCGCCCGTGTCAGCAATCCTGCCAATCAGCTCAACACAGACACATCAGAAAAACTCATACGATACCTTATCAAACACCAGCACTGGTCACCACTCGAAATGGTCAGCGCATGTATCGAAATCAAAACTACCAGGGACATTGCCAGACAAATTCTACGTCACAGAAGTTTCAGCTTTCAAGAGTTCTCCCAGCGATATGCTGATCCTACAGCTGAACTCGATGAAGCGTTTGTGTTACGTGAGGCACGATTCCAGGACACAAAGAATAGACAGAACAGCGTAGAACTAGACATGACAGATGAGCAACAACGATTGTTGTCCTACGAATGGGAACGTGCTCAAAAACGTGTACTGTTTGCTGTCAAACAAGAATACCAGTGGGCTATAAAGAATGGTATTGCTAAAGAACAAGCTCGTGCTGTTTTACCAGAAGGACTTACAGTAAGTCGTTTGTATATGAATGGTACGCTACGTAGTTGGGTACACTTTATTGAATTGCGTAGTGCTAACGGTACACAAAAGGAACATCAGGAAGTTGCTATTGCTTGTGCTCGAGTGATAGCTGAGATTTTTCCAATGACCACAGATCTTGTAACCAAGTAAAATCATTTATCTTACTCAATGCCTCCTTATTGGAGGCATTTTTTTCTCCGTACGCTCGACCGGCGAGTGCGCCTAAATAGGCATAATAACCGTATGGAACATCTTCAACTAGCGTAGACCACACTTTTAATCTAGCCAATGATTCAACATTGTTTGTCACAGCTAATTTACAACATTCACGAAATGCACTTCGCCAAGTACTAAAAGCGTCTGTATTGAATGCTGTAATATTGCTTACTTCTTCCATTGCTTTAAATCTACTACTAATACTAGTTGTCATATCAGTACTAGTTTTATCCATAGACAATGTTAATTTTTTTGGGAGCAACTTAACTCCGCCATACCCATATTCTAATCCATTGATTGGATTACGGCTACGCCATACGTGTACAATATCATGTTCTTCAGGAGTAACTGTATAATCAAAATTAAAACTATCAAGTATAACGGCGTCAGCATCAACTACCCAAAACATTGGAGTAAAACTTCTTTTAGCTGCTTCTATATGTGCTTGGTGTATACCTGTAACTCCCTTGACATGTTTTACTAAAGGAAATCTCTCTTTCAATTGAGATAAATTTTTTTCTGCATTGAGCTCGTTATAGCTGATAAAAATAATGTCAAACGCGGCCACGTATTACCCTTGGAGTATTATTATAAACAGTTTTAAAAAATCGACTACCAGCTGGATCTAAATTTGAGATTTCAATTTTACATTTTTCACGTAGTTCTTTGCCGTAAAAATTAATTTGTTCTGTTTTTTCTTCATCAGATGCATTAGCATAGTGTTCGTTCCAATAGTTTGTTAGCCATTCAAAATCTCTCACATTTGCGTAATCCCAATCAGTGCAATTGGTTAAAGCTGCACCTTCCCGTGCTCCTAGTATACTGTAAATTCCATTTTCTACATCTGCACCAACACTACACCAAATTAAAAGTCTATGATAATTTTGCCACCAAATTTTTCGTAAATTTCCAATCTTAGCTCCTTGGTCTAACGACATTTTTACACCTTCTCGAAAACCTGCTCGCCATGCTTGAAATGGTGTTGCATTAGTAAAACTTTCGCTGTAATTTTCGTTAAATTGATAGTATTTGTCATCAAAACAAAATTCCACTAAGCCTTTTGTATCAGCAGGATCACTGTTTTCGTGTGTACGCATATTATTAACAAACTTACGTGTCCATAATTTTAAACCACCGTTACCATACATAAGTCCATTAACATGTACTTTACCGCACCAACTAAACACATGATCTGAGGTAAGTCCTAACGCATCTAAGTCTATTTCAACTTCAAGAAACTTTGGATCTATAATATTATCTGCATCTACTGTTACAAAATATTCTGTATCACTTAGTGCAGCACACGCCTTGTGCGCAGCATCACTACCTTTAACTCCATGCACACGTTTAGCCCAAGGTGCTTTTGCTAAAAGGTCTGCATAATTTTTTTCAGCATTTGGTTCATCGTAACTTAAAAAAATGATATCTTGTTCTATTATTTTAATCATGTATAATCCTTAACCCATAACTCTTGAAAACTAACTTGGAACTTATAGAAATTTTATCTATCTTTTTTTCAAAAGTGCTTTCAAAAGGAAAAGATAATTTATCAGAAGTTATTAAATCTGCCAAATTAATAAAAATTGTTCTAATTAAAAAATCAAAATCATCTTCTAATGTAACAAAAAAAACTAATTTAGGAGCAACAACTACGTCATAATAATCTTTATTTCTTTCGTCTAATTTAAAATCCCAACTTTTATTTGGGCCGTTCCATGTTACAAGACACTCTACACGTTCTGTTGTTTCTGTTATCCACTCGAATACATTATTTTTAAAAGCATAACCTTGATCGGTAGTAGGAACAATAGCAAGATTTGCTATACCATTTTCGTTACGTTTATATCCCACAAGGTAGTCTTTAAATTTTAGTTTACCAGTTAGAAAACCTTCTACATCTTCAAAACTAGTTTTAATAGCGTGTTCAAATTTTGGCTCAGGTTCATTTCCAACTGAAAGTATTTGTCCTGTTTTTTTATCAAAATAAACGTAGTATTCAGTCATTAGCTAACTCTTTTAATTTTTTTATAAGTTTTTTCGACATAAAACTTTTTTCAACATAATGAAACAATTTTGGTTGTCTTATATTACCTACAATAAGTTGTCCTTTAGAATTTAAAACAAACGGAACTGTATCTTGCCAACTATTAATCGACATTGGCCATCCTTGTAGTTTAATTTTCATATGAACAAATTCTAAAGGACTACACACATCAATTGCACTAGAATAATCTCCTGTTATTTCAATTGCTATTGCTGTTGCCAAATCCATACTTAACCAATTTTGATAGCTCACTGGAGCAAATTGTGTATATGCCCACTCCCAGTTATTACATACAAATTCTAATGCTTTGTAAAATTTTGTTGCTGCTTCTGATTTTTTAAAATAGTGCAATGCAAAATAAGGATTGGTTAATCCATTATCGATAAACGCTAGGCGGTGACTCCAGTCTTTTTCTATTATTTCTTGTTTATAGTTTTTAACCCTAGAACAAAATTTAATGTCATAATTATTACAATAATTCCACCAATCTGTGATGTCATCAAGTAGTAACATATCTGCATCTAAAATTATTGTTTCTTCGTAAGGAGAAACATAATATAATTTCCATCTATGTTCTGCTTTATATTTTGAAACAGGAGTTTCTTTGATCCAAGGTATTTCTAATATTTGATCAAATACTGCTCTTTGTTCTTCTGATACTTCATCATTTGTCATTAAAGAAACATTTTTAATATTTTTTTGACTGGCTTTAATACTCAATGCTAACGCATAGGCTTGATCAACATAATTATAATCTTTTGTATTTTCAGCAAAAATTAAAAAGCCTTTAGACATATTTGTACTCATTTATTACCCTTGTAAGACTGTCTTTATTCATAACATGCACGTCAATACCTGAAGTTTTAGCAGCAATATATTCTCCCAAGTGATCTTTTTTCTGAATTAAAAACTTCATCGAATTGTTTTTCATATCAATTAAAATATCTCTATCTTCCGTATAATTCATTGTTCCAGGCAATTCTATTGCAAAATCGCCTTCCATTTTACCATTCATAATATGAATAGCTATGCTAAAAGCATAATCATTTCTAAATATTGCTGAATCAATACTGTATAAAATTCTAAAATATAACCAATTTTGTTTAATATAATTTACTAAATTAAAAAATGCTTCAACAACTGGATCTTTATCAAATACAACAACTGTTGCCCAATAAAAAGGTATACTATACTGATTTATTCTTTCGTAAGGCTTTGTATCTTTCCAGTCTGACAAACTAAAACTACGTTTATAAATTTGAAAAGGAGCATCTCGTTCTAAAGCAACTTTTAATACATTTGAATTGATAATAAAATCGCTGTCAATTATCAATGTTCGATCATATGGACTAATTTCGTATGCTCTGTATCTAGTAGTATTTTTCCATTCTAATTTTTTACTAGACAACGAGCCATCATAAAATAGTTTATGAGAAGAATGCTCGTTATGGATTTTAATAATTTTTTCAAAAGGGTGATCAGGAAAATTTTTAACTAACCACTCAGTGTTATCTGTAGCAATAGTTACTGGAATATTTAAAAATTCTTTAATCCTCAATGCCGCAAATACTGCTAATTTAGTATAATCAATTGCAGAATTATTAAGGGCAAAAATTAATGCACCAGTTTTCATATTTCAACCATATCTGCAATTTTTCTTTTTGACTTAATGTCGGCAAACTTAACTGAATATTCATTCAGTGCTGTCATGTATTTTAACAAAATTTCATCAAAGAATTTTTGTACATCAACAATGACTACAGGAAAACCATTTGCATCTACGAAAGGAACATCATGGGTGTATTCAAGATCTAAAACTGTTTTGGTAAAATTAATTAAGACAGGATCAATATTAAATGTTCCACCGTTTTCATAGTAGACTAGTTTTTGTTTAAATTCGTCTAAAATTATTCTTCTTTGATTGGACAGTGTGGCCATATAATTTGCCACGCCAAATGCTTTTTCTAATCTTTCATCCATAGATAACTCCTTAGTGTATAATATTACACTAATTTAATTATCTTGTCAATGGTCTATTGGAAAAATTAATTGATAGCAGTTGTAGTAGCACTAGGTGTAGGTACACTGACGTTCGAACCAGAAGCTCGATAAACTTGTACAGTACTTGTTAATGTACCGTCAACGTTTTCGTCAATTTGGAATCCTGGATCTGGGGTACTCACTGGAGGAACAGAATCGTCACCGAAATAAATTTCAAGATAAAGAATCCTTCTATTTGATCCTGTATCATTTACACGAGCATAAATGTAGTATTTGTTATCAGCATAATCGCCGGCAGGTGCATCTTTTTCAAAAATAAGGTTGTTTGTTGTTGTTAAATCATAGAATCCCAAACTACTTCCAATGCCTGAACCAGTGTATGTTGTTTGTGTATGGTTCATAGCAATAGTACCCATACCTGCTAACATAGCTGTCCAAGTTGAATTTTTCAAACCTGCTGAACCGCCTGAGCGGTCTGCGCTAAATTCAATTTGACTACCTGTATTGAAAAAATATCTAGCATCGTCAGCAGTTGCCCATGTAACTACTACTGTTTGTGTAATTGTACCGTTCCATGCAGTATTTCTAACTTGTTGTGTTACTAAATCAACACGACTTGCCTGTCCTACTGGAGGAGGTGCTGTTAGGTAGTTAGTGTCAGCATCAGTAGCCATTTGTAAATATGCTGAACGCCATGATTCTTTTACTTGTTTTGCATTTGTTGGAATTGGAAGATTTGTTGCTGCAACATAACCTACATCTTCTGGTGCAAGAATACCAAGAGTTTGTCCAGTTTGATGTTGTCTTGCACGAGCAATATCGTCACGTAATGCTGCCCATTGAGCTACGGTAATTGTAGAATATTGTCCAACCTGAGAACTAGTAAGAGTTTGCCCGTACCCTTTATTTCCTGAACCATTGCCCATAACTAAAGCAATTTTAGATTGAATTAAATTATAATCAGTTGCTATAATTAGTGTATTTTGTCCAGCCATTTGATATCCTTTATGTTCTCAGATTATTTATACATTAAAGTATAACACATTCAATAATTTTGACCCCTACGTCATCACTGCTTTCTAAAGCTATAGCAAAGACATCTGCATTATTACCCATAGCAGATTGAGCTGTTCCGTTTGGTCCTGCAACTAATCGTTGTCCTTTTAATACTGAACCAGATACTTTAACAGGAACTCGTCCTTTTAATGCTATTGTTGTGCCACCTTCTAATCCACTATTCATTAGATAAGCAGGTTTATCACTTACTGGTCCAATTGCACGTAATCCTACTTGGCAAGCTGTTACTTCTTTATCACCGCCTACCATTAATACTGTACCAACTTCATATTCTGCGTCAGCTAGATACTTTTCTGCTAAGTCAGCATAATTAGCTGATGTAGCTGTTCCAACAAAAAATGTTGCTTTTAGGGCACCTGGAGAAACACTTACACCATTAATAACTTCTGTTGAGCTAGTTCTTACTGCTACAGTGCCTGATGTTGCGCTGGCACTTGCTGTTCTGTAATCATCTGCTGCAAGATATAAAGAATCTGAACGTGTTGATGTTCCAGCAAATGTTACAGCGTTAACTGTTTTAAATCTTAATGAACCTGAACCTAAATCGGTTTGATTGTCAGATCCTGGCAACACATCAGCACCAACTAATGTTAATGGGGTTTTTGTTGCTGCGCCAACTGTTGTTTGAAACTTAATTGTGTCGTTTAACTGATTTTGAATAATTGGAATTGTTGAAATTCCGCTTGTTTGATTAAACACACGTAATCTTGGAGTATCACCTACTGTGAATCCTGCGTCACTAAATTGTACCAGTTCGTTAAAAATTGCTTCGGTTTTTTGTACAAAACTGTCAGCACTAATTCCACCTAGTCGATCCGAGTCTGTAGCAGTTCCCCAAAATCTATGATTACCGTTGACTGTTTGTCCTGGTGCAGAATTACTATTTGTATAAGCAAGTGTAACACCTTGATGGATTTTTGTAAAACCATTAATTGAACTAGTAGTTGGATCCAGTGTAAATTCTGCATCTGAACTTACAACAAATATAGTATCTCCATCTACAATGGCTTCAATTATGGCATGAGTTGCGCTAAGTGTATCGCGAACACTTCTTGAACGCATTTGTGTTGTTTGACTACCAGCAACACCTTGTGGTCCTACTAACACATAAGTTGTACCATCCCAGGTATATAATTGTTTGTTAGCAGTATCCCACCAAAAATCGCCCTGCGTTAATCCTGTTGGAGCACTAGTTCCAATTTCAGCACCGCCAGTAGTACGCCATTTTTTTCCGTTGTCATAAAACTTTAACTTAGAATTTGCTGTGTCAAACCACAGTTGTCCTGGAATTGGTTTTGGTGGTTGGGTGCCGTTAGCAAAGTTTTCTAACAAAAACAAGAAGTTTTCGTTTTGTACTTCACCGTAACCAGCATAATTTTTGCCGATAAGTTTAAGATCGGTAGTGCTATCAATGGTGCCATCAGCTACTGTTGCTACGACTGATCCGTTATATTTGTTAATTGTATATGGCATTTTCCCTTATTCCTTATTACGTATATTTATGCTGTTTTGGCTAGTTACACGATGTCTGCTTGATAAACCCATGCTGGTCCAATCTTTTTGTATTCTTTTGAAATTCCAGTATCTAAACAATAAACATTTAAAATAGTGTCATCTTCATGATCATCAAGTTTAAATATTTTAATTAAAATTTGAGATGCTAGCTGAGCTTCCGTTAGCACTCCAATATTAACGCTAAAACCAAGTGGTGCGGATCTAACTTTAGTATCAACATAATTTTTATTTGTTGCATCTGTAGAGTTAGTTGGTGTTGCGAGATTAGAAATCTTTTTTGAACTTACATTTACAGTTCCTGTTCCTTTTGGTTCTAGTATAACATCTCCGTCAGGCGAAGAAATATTACTATATTTGATAGTATCTCCGTTGATGTTAATATTATCAACTTGTAATTCAACTAACGCACCAATACTGTTTAATCCTGGAGCACTAGAAACTGTGCTTCCTAATTGTGTTTGAGTTAAAACTTCAAAATTGTTAATTTTATATGCTTTTCCAGGAACTAGATTAATATTTTCACTTGAATTCCATGCATTTTGTGATAGTCCCCAAGTTAGTGTTTTTGTTGTTAGACCTGCAAGACTAATACCACCACCGTTTGCAGTTGAATCTGTTGGAGTATCTACTTTACCTATTTCAATTAACAGATCTTCAATTTGAACGTTTGTAGTATTAATAGTTGTTGTTGCACCTTCAACAGTTAAATTGCCTCGAATTCGTGTATTACCATTTACATCTAATGTAGAAGTTGGGTTTCCAGTATATATTCCAACATATTCGTTTTGTGCGTTAACAAAAATACTTGGTTTTAAACTTGTTGTAAGGCTTTGTAAACTAAAATTTTGATTAGGAACATTAGAATTTATTTGGAAGGCATTTGAATCATATTTAAATTCTGTGTTTTGATTAGTTCCTAGTACCAGCGGAGTAGAATTATAAACCCTAATAGTGCCATTGGCCACCGTATATCCGTCTGCTGGATCTACTTGTAAGAAACTTTGTGCATTTTTTAAAGATCCGTCTTCTGCTTCAAGAGCGTCTGCTTGACTAGCAGGAGCATTAAATCTAAAACCTGCAATGTCTGCAACATTAAATCCTACTTTGATAGTACCTGTAAATCCTGGAATTTGATTTAACGGTGTAAATGCTGTTGGAGTACTACTAAAAATACCAAGTAACGTTTGTCCGCAATATAAAAACAATGTTGTGTGATTAATATTATTTGTATCAATAACGTCTACAACATTCCAACCTGATATTCCTTGTTGAGCTGTATAGATTGGGCCTGCTAATAAATTTGCTGATCCGTCATTAAAGTATAAACGCTGAGTTTTACTGTCAATCCATAAATCGCCTGCTGAAATTCCGCTTGGAGCACTATCACTTACTATAGTTCCGCCGCTGACTTTAAATCCAGATCCATCATATACTTTTAAACGACCTTCTGTTGTGTCATACCACAGTTGTCCTTGAACTGGATTGTTTGGTTGTGTTGTATTAGCAAAATTTTCTAAAATTTTAACAAAGTTTTCATTAAATAATTCGCCGTAACTTGTTGAATTTTTACCTACAAGTGTTATATCTGTTGTTGTTTGATCAATTGTTCCATCAACAACTTCAGTTAAAACAGAACCATCAGTTTTATTAATAATATAGCTCATTAGATTACACCAGTAAAAATTATATAGTTAATAGTCAAATATGGATTCATAGCATTAAACGGCTGTCCAATTGTAGGACTAATGACATTACCACTATTTCTTAGACCTGAACCTAGACCTGATGCACTTCCTAAACCAGGATCTGCTCCAGGATCTGCTCCTGCACCTGGTAAACCAGCTGCGTAGTATTGTGCATAACCACTATTAAGATTATGTTTATGGTCTGGCAAATTGGAAACAGATAAAGTTTTATATTCACCTGTATTTGTTCCAGCTCCTAAGGTATCAGCAACAACATCTGTTACCCTGTTAGCACTACCACCACCAGCAGGAATGTCAATAGTTGGATCATCTGCAGCTGGTACTTTTAAAGGTAATCCGGTAGCAGGATCAATATTTTGCATATTGTCTCTACCAAGTGCAAATCTTCCTCTAAGATCAGGAAGTGCGAATGTTGCTTTACCTACTAGCTGACTTGGAGGTTTGTATGTGTATAAAATAACAGAATATAAGTCAGAGTATGTACCAATTGGTAATTCTGAGCCGTCACACAATAAGTACCCTGCTGGAGGTGTTGCTCCTGCATAAGGAAATATTGCGCCAACTGGCACTGTTGGAATATTTGAAATAAAATTTGATTTAGTAACTTGTTTTAAACCACCGCCTGTGCCTGATCTGTAAATAAGCATAGAATCTGTTAAGAAACTATCTGTGGTTTCGTCTTTTGCAGTAATAATATCTTGTGTAACTGATGTAAAGAAACGTTGATAACCTGAAGGAGTAGTGCCATAGACTGTTGTTCCTTGAGGTAACTGTCCATCAAAAATAACATCCAATGTTGTTTCAACGTCCCCTACCATCTGGAATCGAGTTGGACTTGCTAGTTTTGCTGCTGATCCGCTGATATTTCCTGACAAACTTCCTGTAAAAGCGCCGTTGAAAGATCCAACAAACGATTGAGCGTAGATATTTCTAAATCTTCTTGTACTTGTACCTAAATCATATAAATCTGTTGCATCGTCAGAGGCTGGTTGAATAACTGTACCAGCTGTTGGGTCTCCATTTAAGTCTAAATTATTAAAATGAATACCACCGTTAATACTAACGTCACCACCAAATTGACTTTGTTTATTGACACTTAGACCACCGTTTGTTTGAATAGATCCTTGACCTAACACGGTAGCGTCAGTAGTTCCTTGAACTATTAAATCGCCATCAGTAATGATATTGCCTGCAACATCTAGTGCTTGTTGTGGATTAGTATTTCCCGATCCAACTCCTACAAAACCATTTGCATCAATATGAACTGCTGTAACTGTTGATCCTGCATTGTTTAATTTAAATTCGATATAATTGCCACTGACTAAAGAAGACAATATGGTTGAATTTGCATCTGTTGATATATTAAACGATCTGTTACTTCCAATACTAATACCTTGATTGTTATTAACGTTAAGAGGGAAAGTTGTTGTACTTTCTTTATCACCTCTTAAAAAATTATTAGCTTGTACTACTGTTCCGTTATAATTTAATGCATCTGCAACACTAGCTGTTCCCCAAAATTTAGTAGGAGAGGACGAACTAGTTGAATCAACTGTAGATAAATTAATACCTTGTCCTATAGATGCAAAGCCAGGTATTGTTGTTTTTGGTGTAAATGATTGTTTACTTACTACTGCTATCCTATTATCGTCAGCAAAAAAACTAACTACACTATGGTCAACATTAACTGTATCAGTAATTGTTTCAACATCGGGCCCAGTTTTTAATCCTGAACTATATTGTGGGCCAATTAATAACCAGTTAGATCCAGAATAGACATAAACTTGTTGGTTTTCTGTATCAACCCAAAGATCACCTTTAGTACTGTTAGCTACCAAAGGTTCTGATGCAGATTTTTTTACTGTGCCCGCTGGAGTCCATCCAGTGCCATCATATACTTTGAGAATATTTTCACCAGCACTGTTGTCATACCACAACTGACCTTGCACTGGATTGTTTGGTGCTGAATTTTTAGCAAAATTTTCTAGTAAATGCAAAAAGTTTTCCGCCATAATTGGCGCATAACCTGCATAATTTTTTCCTGGAAATTGTAAACTAGTTTCTTGATTAATACTTTGGTCAGCAACCGTTAGACTTGGTTTAGCAGGATTAGTTGTTTCGGTAAATTTAACTTGATATGGCATTTATTAAACTCCCGCTAGACCAGTTAAGCTCTGAATACGCACAGTATAATCAATTTGAATAAGTCTGTTCAATGATTTTTGTACAGGATGGAATATTACATGAGTTAATAATAAACTATTTCCAGTCGAACTATAGCTTTTAAGTCCTAATTCATCAAAAATATACAGACCTGTGTTGTCATTTGAGTTGTCAAACGCCTGTTGTCCGCTAGGCTCACCGTAGTCTAACAAACAAGTTACAAAAACATCAGTATAGTTTGTGCCGGTTACGTGACGTGTTTCAATAAAATTACGTGTTGGGTCTACATTATTACTGCTGCGATCATCAACTACTTTAGAATATGTTTCGTTATAAAGACTAGCATTAGATCCTGTTGAATTTGGAGTTAAGTAAGTAACAATACCAGTTGGGTCAACGGCAGTTCCGCCGTTGCCAAAAGCCATTTCATAAATAAAACCCTGGCCGCTATTGGCTAAACTCTGTGCTAGGGCTATACTGATATTTTCATAATGAATGGCATTACGTTTATTGATGAGCACTTCACCCGTTTCTGGGTTATGAATCTTAATGTGCCCTTCAATATGAACGCCCGTTACGTCTTTACTCTGCATAGTAATCTCTCTTTATTCTATATTTAGCTAAATTCATTATGTGCTAGTTTAATTAATCCCAGCTACCGCCGTTCTGTTGCCAAGCACCGTCTGTAAATATCAATGTACAGAATGCACCGCTATCAAAATAACTAGCATTAGCACCATTAAATATTCTAAATGGAAATAATAATCCATCAGTACCTGCGGAACCATCAATTCTGTAGTTGGCTACATTGACATTCACATCACTAGGAACTGTTCCAGATTGCGGAACAAGATACACGATCTGCCCTTCAACACCGTTGGCCAATGAGTAGACACCGTCTGTGAGTTTGTTAACAGATTTGGTTAGGTCTATAGCAGTTCCCTGTACAATGTTAGTCAATGTGGCCACAGTTAAAACTATGTCATCTACGCCTGTGGTTCCGCCAATAACAGAACCAGGTACCATTCCAGTATCGCCAATTTGGAATCCAGCGCCGCTGGCTGTGACCTCAACTGTGATATCACCACCTGTTATCACAGTGACAGTTACCGTAAAGTAAGTGCCAACTGTTAGAGTTATATCGGCATATATACCTGGAGTTAGAGCAGGATTATTCGTAGCACTTGGCGTAACTGTGGCTATTTGTCCTGAGCCAATGCTCGCCGAAGCCACGCCAGTTTTAGCCACTGTTCCTTTAATAACAGCACCAGGAAGTGTGGTCTTGCCTTGATTGTCAAATACCCATGTACGATCAGCATTATCTGTTGTCTTGGTTCTCAGTGTAATGGCTCCGCCACCTGTGGTTGCTCCACCAACACCTGCCTGTATTAAAATATCTCCGCCTGCTGTATCGTTGGTGCTATCTCCACCATAGATATTAACATCTCCGCCTGAATTTCCTAGAGTAGGATCACCATAAGTATACCCGCCTTGGCCGGCATATAAATTTAAGTCGGCACCACTACCTGCTAGTTTACTACCCGCTGTATTAGCGTCACCACCTGTGCCACTTCGAATATTAACCGAACCACCGTTGTTAGCGTTGTAGTAGGTACTGGCTATGCCGCCAAAGCCACCTTCGATATCTATGCTTCCGCCAACGCCACCAACATCGTCGTGATCAGAATTACCGCCACTGCCTGCTCGTATATCTATATCACCACCAGTACTATCATTCCTTTGCTTATCGCCCGCTTTTAAAAGAATGTCATCTCCTGCTCTAATGTTGACGTCCCCTGTCCATTTACTTTCAATGTTTACAGTCCAGCCGCTGCCAGAAATAAAATCCAGCCTATTATTCTGATCTGAAGCCAACACGCGGTTTTCAGCTACGGTAGATATCACAATGTCAGTGACAGTAGTTGGATCTGTAGCAGGTGCTTCATTGACATACAAGTAGACTCTATCTAAAGGACTAGTATCAACATAACCATAGGTCAATAAAATACTTCCATTAATTTGAATAGTTGTTGTCACAGACTGATCTAGCCTTAATGCTAGATACTGTCTAAAACTTGGAGTAGGATCTACAATTTCTATTCTACCGCCGCCGCCTTCAGCAATATATGTGGCCGAAGTCCAATTACTGGTGTTTCGAGTGTCAGAATGAGTTACACCCAATACTGTTTTGAATTGACTTGTACCAGTACCTTCTTCTACACGGATAACCCCAGTGTTAGGCAGGATTAATGTACCATCATTTTCAAACTGCCAATTATAGGTAGTAGAAGTATCAGAATCATATGCACGGATCTTAACTTCTCCGGTATGATTAACATCAACGTGATAATTGTCGTTTCCTAAGATTAGGTCTCCTGGAGTGCCAGTAGGGCCTGTGCCTGCGGCAAGGTGAATGTGTGGAGCATCATTTGCAGTAGTTGGATAAATTTCTAAATATTGTCCATCATCTTTTAACGTTGGATTAGGAACTAAACTAATACTGCCAAGAGGATTGTTATTTGTAGAACCTCGTATTTCTACACCATAAAAGGTAATATCGCCAGTTGGCGCATCACCTATCCTATATATTGTAGGTACTAGGAAGTTGGTAGTGTCAACATCAGGACTAAAAACGCTAACACTAATGTCACCGCTTAGATCACCATCTGTTTTAAGAGCATCGTTTACAGTAATATCGCTGGCTGTATTATTCAACACTCCTGAGAATGAGGCTTGTTTAAAGTCCCAGTTATCAACAGCAAACATTGTACCTGCTGTATCAAATTGTGCCATCATAGCAAAAGCACCTGTGCCAGGATCGCCAAATCCGCCACCAATCGCTACATAACCATTCTTGACAGCGATACTGCTACCGCCACTGGTGGCAGCGTAGAAACCGCCTGCAAAACTCCAAGTGGTAACATTGTCTAGTAGACGTTGCCAGGCTACTT